CCCTTGTGAGTTTGGTCCTGATTCTGGTGGTGGGCCTGAAGAATCACCTGCTTCTTTTGCAATACCACCGCCTGCTAGATTAGCAACTCCACCCGCATCTGCTATTCTCTGCATCTGTTGATCTTGTTTTATAAAATCTTGTATCTGTGGATATGTCATACCAAAATCTTGAATTGTCATACCTTGTGTTTTTAATATTTCATCAATCTCTTGTGGCGACGTAGTTGGAAAAGCCTGTTCCATCTGTTGTTCTCTTTTTTTTAATCTCTGTGCATCCGCCTCTTTGCTTTGAGCCATAAACGGTGCCATTCTTCTACCACGTTCTGCCATTGCAAAATCCTCACCTTTTGCAAATTCTTTTGCACGTTCAGCTTCAACATCTATTTTTGTTTTTGGTCCTAATAAATAATTTAAATATGATTGACCCAAAGCTTGTTTGATAGGAACACCTTCACTCATAAATTTATTAGCTGCGATACCACCTTCTATCAAAACTTCACCAGCGATAGCAGCTGGACCTAAAACATTTTTTAAAAGTCTTGCAGCTTTTGCTGATTTAGATAGTGCACGAAGATTCGCCTGATCTCCACCAGTTAATTTACCTGGATCACCTTTTAATCTTTGTATACCTTTTGCAGCACATATATTTAAATTTTGCCCTTCAAAAAATCCGATACGACCACCCATGGCTTTACCTGGACAACCAATCGCTGCTAATCGTTTCATAGCAGGCACATCAAAATTTTTTACATTTTGTTTTGCTAGCTCTACGTTGTCTAAAAACAATTTACTTTTTCTAATATTCGCTTTATCAATCTCACTAATCTCTCCAGAATCTACTAGTCTTTGATAAAAAGGTTTTAGAGCTCCTTTTTCAGTTATGTATTGTCTAATAAAGTCTCTAGTTTCTTTTTCTGTCATGTTAGGAAAAAGATCAAATGGATCCATGGACATTATTTTTCTTGTGCTTTCTCCAAAAACTGTTCCATCACTTAGTGTAGGAGTTTTAAAACCACCGGACTGAAAATGATAATCAGTTAATAATTTATCTTGTATGTCTAGTAATTTTCTTTTCTCTGCAGGAGATTTTTTAGATCTTTTAATTTTTTTAATTTCATTCTCTGCTACACTTATTTTGTAATCCAGATCTGTAAACGTTTCTTTTGCACCTTTGGTTCCCTCTTGCCCGGCCATGCCCACATTTACTTCTTCAGGAGTGTAAATTATACTACTGGGTGTAATTTTTCTTGTTTTAATATCTCCAGCATGCCCTTTTTGAACACCTGTTCCTTTATCACCAGTTAAAAAATCCTCAACTCCTCCTTGAGTTTTAATAAAATCTCTTCTAGTGGCTTTAGTTATTTTTTCTTTTTCTGGATCTAGTGGTTTAATATTTTTAGGATTTGCCTTTCTAAAATCATCTCTTAATTTTAGAGCTTCATCTAAACTATCTATGTTTTTATATTTGTCAGCTGTTGTGGCTGTTTTAGTTTTATTTTTATCTTTAACTCTTACACGAACATTATATTTTCTAAAAACCTCACCGGTTTCTTTGTTTCTAAAATCTGTATAAGTTATGTTATCGTAACCTGGTAAAGCTTTAAAAAAAGGTGCATCTCTAGTTTTAACACCTAGTCTTTTTGCGTTTTCTGCACGAGTTATATTTTCTAATGCTAGATCAACTCTCTCACCTGATTTAAACCCGATCCGTCCACCACGAGCCATAGCTGGTCGTTTGAGATATGCCATCATCTGTGAGTAATCTTTTGGATTCATTACTCTCCCAACATTCTTGCGACACCGCCTGATGCAAAGTCATCTGGACTTGGATCATAATCACCCTGTCTCGATGTCATAAAATCTGCAGCCTCACCACGATCCTCTACAATCGCTCTGGATCTTTTTCTTTTGTTAATACCTTCTAGAATCTCTTTTGTTGTTAATTTTTCACCAGCAAACTGTTTTAATTTAGAAACATCAGAGTTTAGATCGACAACATTGTCAAATTCATCAACCGCATCCTCTATCTCAAAATCATCGGGACCTACCATCCTTGATTCTGGAACTATCTCATCTGCTTGAAATGTATCAGCAGGTTTACCTTTGGTTGTCTCATCAGCCATGCCTGGTTTAAAAGTTAAATTTACTGGTGCCTCTGACATATTATCAACAGAACTGTATTCTACTCTAACAGTTCCATCATCTAAATCCCTATAAACAGTTACCTCATCTGCAAATTTACCTTCTTCTAATTTTTTAGTGTGAACAATCTCACGTTCTTTAGTTGCTAATTTTTTTGTTACATCATCTCCTTCTAAAATAACTTTATTAACTAATGCATCAAACCATTCTGGTTTACCTGAAACTGACGGTGTGGTCACAACTTGTTCGACTGCTTTCTTACCAGCAGCACCCTTGCCGATGCTTAACAATCCTGTCTTGAGTGCACCGATACCTGCACCAACCGCTCCCACAGTTTTTAAAAATGCCCTACGCGCCTTGTCTATACCACCTACTTTAAATCCTGCACGTCCACCTTGTGCCATGTCTTCTGGATCATCTTTCATTTTATCTTTAAATCTTTTTGCAGCCTCTTTATTTTGTTTTTCTAATCTTTTCTTAATCTCTGCCTCTGTCATATCTCTTAATGATTCCTCTGCAGATTGCACTGGAGCCGCGATATCATCAGGACCGCCACGACTTCCTGGTGGTGGTAGATCATCATCTGGTATCTGTTTGCCACCCATGATGCCTTTTTTAGGATCTATCTCTTTGCCCTCTAGGTCAAATACTTTTGCAGATTTTGTGGATTTAATTCCTTGTTGCACGTTTCTCGGCGCTTCTATTTGATTGATAGCATTCTCAACCTGATTGGC